GGCACGGCGCGTATGTTTGGCAACTGCCGCACCAGGGTGCGATGCCCGACGGTGGCCATGTCGATCAGTGTGTCGTCGTTGTCGTCAATGTAGGGCAGCACCGCCCGCCCGCCATGAAACACCCGCCGCAGGGACTGCGCCATCTGGTGCTTGGTGGTGCCCTCGAACTGGATCGGCGAAAACGCCCATTCCGGCCAGGTGCTGGATGTGCTTTCGCCGTCACCGATGGTGCGGCGGTCGATTTCGGTCAGTCCAGCCTTGAACAGCAGATCGTTCACGGCGCTGATGATGCCGATGCCGTAGGAATCGCCCAGGGCGTAGTCGGGCCGGAAGTAGCGCCACAGCGACACCAGATCGCGCGCGACCTGAATGTCATCGGCGCCCGCCGGCCATGTGATCACGGTGGGGAAAAACGTCCATTCACCGATCTGTTCGGTGACCACCAGACAGTGCTTGCTGCTCTCGGGGCGCTCGCCATGGCCGCCGGCATCGTAGCCGAATCCGATCAGCCCGCGCTTGCGGTAGCTGTCATCGGGCATCGGTTCGACAACATCCAGCCCTGATTTCAGACCGATCTGCATCGCGCGGCGCACGTAGACTTCCCAGATGAGGTTTTTCGCGCTGACGTTGCGGCACAGCAGCTGGCGGATGTACTCGTCCGGGGACAGTTCACCCGCCATTTTAGTGATGAATTCCTCATTGAGGATGCCCAGCTCCACGCCTAGGTGGCAATCGACTGCTGGGAGCACGTGATAATTGCCACCGGCAACGATCTCGCTGAGTGTGTCCGCGCCCTTGTATACGCCGGTCATGTGGATGCGCGGCTCGTTGGTGGCGCCGCTGCTCGCACCGAGGCGGCGCGTCGAGCCCATCATCAACAAGAATCGAGAAAACAGGCGCTCGCGCGGCATGTCGTCCACCTCTTCCAGGCTGGCCACGGTGAGATCGCCGCCATCGACCTGACTGTAGATGCCGTAGGCCCGGGCCACTGATCGGTTGGCAAACTGGTAGTAGGTGTCGCCCATCTGGGCGCGCCCGCCCTTGAAATTGAGGTACGCGGTGAGAATCTGGCTGCGGCGGATCGCCTCAAGGTGATAATTCAGGTTGGTGAGGCTCTGCGCTTCGCGCGGGGCGACGATGCCCAGTTCCTGATCGCCGTTTTCGGCCAGAAACTTGAGCAGCCACAACTCTTTGATGGTGGTTTTACCGGTGCGTCGACAACTGAAATCGACGGTGTAGCGCTGCTCATCCATCTGGATGCACTTGAGCACCTGCATCGGGTCGAGATCGACGTTGTGCACGTGCTTGTGCCACAGCGCGTGATCATCGGCATAGCGCATAATCTCACGCTCGGCGACATTCTGCGCGTGCAGCCGCTGCGCCCTGCTGACGCGTTTCTCAATCGGCATTTTGATGGTACTCCAGCGCCACCGGGTCGCACTTGGCACGCTGCGATGCGCTCTCGATGAGGCTGGACATGTTCTGCAGCGCGGCAGCCTGCTGGCGCTGGTATTCAAGCATGGTTTCCCGATCGTCTGCGTCGCCAGCCAGGTGCCCGGCAATTTCTTCGCGCTCCTGCTGCACGCTCATGGTCATGCCGGAGTCGCCCAGCGTCATGCCGGTGCTTTTGATGATCTCGCTCATACGCTTGAGCAGCGGGTTTTCGCGCACTTCCATCAACAGCTGCTTGTGCCCGGCGTCATCAACGTATTCGGCCAGGTGAAAAGCGCCGTCGCGATCGTAATACCACTGCGGCGTGACCAGCTCCACGCCGCGGGCGATGATCGACTGCATGATCATGTCCAGAATCGCCGTCACTGCGGCATGCATCCGCGCTCGCAGGCTCTGCAGCATGCGCGGATCCTGCGAGTCGAAAGCGATGTCATGCACCATGAACAGCTCGGTCTTGCGCTGGCAGGCGAAATTGCCGTCCAGGCCACAGGTCTGCAGATACGGGCAGCCGTCACAATCCGGATATTTGCCGGGCTTGGCCGGGAAATACGTCGCCGTGGCCGCGCTGGCACCGTGTTTCATCGCGTTGAATCGGGTGCGCCGGGTTTGCTCCGGCGTCGGATAGCCATCCAGATTCGCCGCGCTGGCTGCTCGCCCCTCCGGCGTTTTCGGCCCGGTGGCATTCGCCCAGGCCTTCAGCAACCTGGCTTGCCGTGAGCACTGTTCAGCCTCTTCACCGCACTCCGGACAATCGGCAAAATAATCCCACGGGTGGTGAGTTTTGTCAGCAACATCAACGACCCGCCCAGGCTCACCCTCCCAGCGATGACCGCAAGCCCGACAGTGGAACTGCACATCAGACAGCTTGTCGCGTTTCTTTCCCATCCTGACTATTTAACGCTCACAGACCAGCAGAAACAGGGCAAATAGTGCGACGGCATGTCAGTCGATCACGAGGGTGTAACCGCATTCGCAGATGGCCACGGGGCTCGGTGCCCCGGTGAATCACGATTAACGGCGTATCGTACTCAGGACAGTTTTCACACGGATCGGAAGACCCGAAAGTCTCTGCCAGCGTGGAAATAACATCGCGCCTCACAGCAAGAGCAAGATCATCAGAGCAAGCCCGCCCGGAGCTTGTCAGCATGCTCATTTGTCCGTTCTTGTTCACGCCGCCCTCATCTGTGGCGGCAAATCACTATTGATGGTTCGCAGTAAGTGTCGCCCGGGGAGCCAATTCACTTCACTGCGAACCGGTGCCGCCTGCAGCAGGTACTCAGGGCGGTACCGGATCGTGATTTGTTCGCTGCCGACGCTGATTTCAGCAATGAGTTCGGCCAGCAGCGCGCGCGCAGTCTTGATGTTTTCCGGGCTGGTGATGGCCTGCATCAAGAATGACTGCATGTCGTTTATGTCAGCTTCCGTGATCTGTATATCTGGGTATTCTTCGCGCTCGATCTCATCCAGTTGCTGTTCCAGGCGCTCTATCTCGGCCTTGTTATGGCGCAGCCTGGTGGTTAGATCGCCGAGATCTGGCGCGTCGCGCCCGTGGAGTTCGAGCACTGCGAACAGGTTGCGCTGGCGATCTTCGATGGTCTTGATCTGTGACTGTTTTTTGCGGATGCGTGAATTCCGGTTTTTGCGCGACTCTATGCTGATTTCGGCAATATCGGCCATGACAGTGCGCAGGTTTTCGGGGCTGAATATCTGCTTGCCAATAACGCCGAGCACGTGCTGATCGAACGCCGCTGCTGGTAGTCTGCGACCGCTGCATCCGTCTCCGCGCTTGGCGCGCAGGCACTGGTAGTAGTGGTAGCGCTTGCCTGATCGACCTGTGGCTGTTTCGGTCTGCAGCGCTGCGCCGCAGTGGCATCGGGCAATGCCAGTGAACAGTAGCGTGCTGCGTGGAGAGCCGCCGGCGCGCTTGGGCGCGTCGTCATCAATCATTTGCTGCACCAGGTGCCAGCGCGCTTCATCGATGACCGGCTCGTGCGATCGCACGCGCACCCATTGGTCAGTCGGACGGCGGCGCTGCGTGGCTCTGTCCTTACGGTTGAACACCACCATTCCGATGAGCGCCTCTGACCTGAGCACTGTCAGCACCGCGCGCTGCTCCCAGCGTCTACCACGGTTCGTAAATCCCTGAATGTTGAGGTCGTCGGCGATTGATTTAGCGCCGATGCCGGACTCCCGCAGCTCGAATATCAGCTCTGCGATCTCGGCCTCTTCCTCTACGCGCTGCAGGACGCGGTGCTTTCCGCAATCTGACGGGACGGACGCGAAGCCGAACGGAGGCCTTCCCCCGCAGAAATATCCTTGCGACGCCAGCCTAAGCATGCTGCGCTTCGTGTCGCTGGCGATCTGACGGCTGTGGAACTCGTCGAAAATCTCCAGTATCGACTCGGTGAGGAATCCCGCGTCGGTGTCGCGCTCAACCGGGAAAGAGATGTAGACGATCTGTGTGCCGCAGCGCTGCAGCCGCATCTTGTACAGCGCTGCGTCGTATTTTGAGCGCGCGAATCGTGACGTTGACCAGGTGATGAAGTAGTCGGGGCATGTCAGCTCGCAGAAGTCGATCGCATCGCGGAACTCTGGACGTTGATCAGTGCGCCCGGACAGCCCGGCGTCGATAAAAGTCTTGACCACCGATGCGCCCAGCTCATCAGCGCGCTTTCGGCACTGATTGACCTGGCTGTCGATCGGCAACTCGTCCTCGGCCTGTCTGACGGTGGAGACCCGGGCGTAAATGACGGCTTTTTTACCTTTTGTCATTGCCTATCCTCTGGATTGAGCTGATGGATAGAGTATGACCCATCTGACGGCGCATCAGGCGCTGTATTTCGACCGGCTCCGCACCTTCCGCCAGCAGCGATCGGATCCACTCGTTGCGTAGATGCCTATAGTACAGGCCCATGCTTGGCAGCCTGACCCGACCGGCGTTGTCGTGGTACTCATCTGCATCGGTCAGGATTCGCCAGAGTCCAAGGAAGTGCTCATACCCGACCAGTTCTGCAATTTCCACCCATATTCGCGGCAGCCCGGCGCGCCGAAAATCGGCGACGCGCGGATCATGAGCGCCGACGAGTCGAAGGGTGAGATCAACTGGACCTCCGGCCGCTACCTGACCCGGGATCAGGTAGTCGAGGCGTT